TGAATGATTATATTCAACAAATGCACCTATTAATGTATCACCAATATTTAAACCTTTAAATGGATGAAATGTCACACCATCTTTAGTAAATGCCGTGTCTAATTGTATTGATGGTTCAACTGATGTTGTACCACTGAAATGATTATCAATCCAAGTATCATGTAAATGAAATCTATAACCAACTTTAACTTGGTCAAAATATCCAGAACCATTTCTATTAATAACAGATAGATAAACCTCTGTAGGTGTAAAGTCTAAGTTATTTGTTAAACCAGTTAAAATAAAACTATCTTTAAAATCAAAAATAACCGATTCCATTCTATTTCTTTCTACTAAGAAATTACTTAAACCACCTGCGTTTTCAAGTAACAATTTTTTCTCATCTTCAAAGATTGGCGTTTCGAATCCCGCTTTATCTAATATGTAATGTGTTGAATCTGTTAAAACCCTGTGCTTATGAACATAATATGACGATGTTGTTCCGCTTATGTTTTCTGCGTCAACACATCTTTTAATAATAATTAATGGCGCTAAACTTGTACCGCTAAATTGCGCTTTATTTAAATTAATAACATAATATTGTGAATCATATCTTTCATCACCTAAACTAGAAACAGAATAAACTTTACTAGTTATACCTTTTATTTTAACAAATTCACCATCATTTATCCCGTGTTTAACTGGGCAAGTTAATTTATAATAACCAGTTTTACTTTCAACCCTACAAGGAATGCCATCACCACTAACAAAAGTTATTAAATTAACATTCTCTGTCTTTGTTGCACCAGATAACGTATACTTCATTGGATACGCAGAATCTTGATCATTAACATAAGTTAAATATATGTTCCAGTTATGATATGGCGCTTCTAATAAAGAAAGTGTTTGATGTTTGTTCGGTAAAGGATCTGGTAAAACAAAACTTGGTGTATATGTACCTAAACTAGAACTATTAACAGTAAAAATACTAGGATCATTTCTATAAATGTCATTTCTTAAAAATGCGAACTCATTATATGGCATATATCCATAAAAATTATTATCTGCTCCATCACCTTGTAAATAAAGATATTCATTTAGATTATCATATGGCGCAAGACCTAAATACATGTTTCTAAAAACCATTTTAAGTTTTCCATATATCTTATAATTCTTACTGTCATTTCTTTCATCAAAATATAATTCATCTAAATTAAGTATAACTGTTTTATCACCCTCTCTAAGTAATTCACTACTATTCTCAAGACCTATTGTTGTTGTTAAGTCCTGTGCAGGTGCTTTTTCATACCTTTTTTCTGGTAATATAATTTGTTTCTTTTCCATTATTCAGCAGAAGGAAAGGCTCCTTTGGGCCCAAATCTTTCAATAAATTTATCAACTGCAGTTTTACCTGGTCTTAATCCAAAATAAAATAAGAACGGTGTTGATAGAATTTGTTTATTACCCGCATAATTTGTTGCTGTTGGCTTAATATAAAAATCATCTGTTGATGCCCACGCTTGCGATGCCCAGTTTCCAGTGCTACCAGTTCTTGTCCATAAAGTTCCAGTTAAATTATTTTCGGTATATAAAAATGTAAATCCTTCCTCTTGTATATTAAAATTAGTATGGGTGTCCGCGCTATATACTATATCAAAAATATCAATTAATGAATTACCAATACCTGTAAGTCCAATTACATTACCACCATAATCTTTAGTCATTGGGAATAAAATATACTCAAACGTACTATCTCCAGTAAAGTTATATTGATAAGGTGATAGGTTTTTCATTCCTTGTAATGGTTGTGATTGAACACTAGTATAGTCCCATGATTGACTAACGCCAGAACCAAATCCAGTTCCTTTTTTATCCCACAAATAGAATGGAACAACTTGAGACGCTTCGGTTAAATTACCTGGCTCATTTAAACATTGTCTAACTCTGTAACCATCACCATCATCTAATATTAAATTTATTGGAAGAGGACCCCAATCACCACCTGTTTTAAATAATGATTGATAATTATCTGGGTCTAATAATTGTGGGTTATATGCCGAGTAGTGTTGATTTTGTAAATCAAACTCTTGAATGCCGGCCTCATTATTAATAGATATTAATTGTAAAACATCTCCATTCATAATAAGTGAATCCATTTTACTTGGTAATCTACTATCAAATCCGGTATTACTGAAAAATGTTTTAACTGGATTTAAAATACTAATCGTTGCATTACCAGTATCCATTTTATAATTTATATATAACCCTAACATTTCTTTAAAGCTTTGATAAGATGTTGGACCAATATTTCTAACAACAGAACAATTTGGGTCTAATGCCGGATCAATACATATTTCTTTTATAAACTCATCTCTAGGTCCTAAGTCTACTACTGTAGTTGGGTGTTTAATAGATGTAGAAAAACTAGAACCATTAAATGGTGTTGATCTATAATAAAATCTTTTAACTGGTTTTTCTAATGTACCAACTTTAAAATAAACTAAATCATCACAATAACTTGTTCTTCTATAATTTAAATCTAATGCTGCCTCATCGTCCCACCTAACTTTTGCTTTGAATGGAAATAAATAAAGCGATCCAGTTAACCAGTTATCTATAAAAGAATAATTTGATACACCTTCACAAAATAATTTAGCAACAAGTTTTCTATTTGCATATTCTGTTATTGCATCAAAATTATATCCCCAGTTTGGTGTGCCGGCACCTGGTATAATAGTAAATAAACCATATCTAAATTCTGAGTAACCAGATTTAGTGTCACAACTACCACATGGATTGTTATTTGTTTTATATATAACCTGACCTACAGCAACTTTTCCACTAGGACATGTTGTTCCATTAACTAAATCTCCACTAGTTAATGTTGAATAAGCCCTTGTTGGGTCGGTAACACAATATGTTTTTGCAATTATATTTTCTCTATATGCTGTAACATATTGTTGACAACCACCTTCTAATTCAGTATTTAAACCAGAACTACCAGAATTTCCGGTAGCATATTGCGTTGTATCATATATTGTATATGAAACACCACCGCTTGGTGGTAGCTGACTATCCCAACTTAATTTCTGTGAGTCGTCAAAAATAAATAGTGTTTGTGTATAACCACTAATATCATAATAAGTCAATTCTGATAATGTTAATCCACCATATTTTCCGTTTGAAAATTTAACTTGATATCTGCCTGATGTTGAACTCACAATACTTACTAATGTTGCGCTGCCACTATATGATGCAGAATTACCATAACCACCACAAGATCCTGCCCATGTACCAGAGGTTGGTGTTGAAAAATATAATCTAATATTATTTGATTCTGCATTACCTAAACAATACCAAACTGCATCATCTGATTGTGCGACACCACTACCAACAGAAACATATAGTGTTGATGGGTCTGCGGTTACTATTGGTGGAGTAGTTGTGTAATCTAAGTTATCACAAGTTTCACATTCAGGATAAATCGCAATACCTAATCTAACAGTACCAAATCTTTGTAATGGTTCAATAACCGCGCCGTCAAAGAAAGCAAATGGTTCACAGTTTAAACTACCTAAAAAACCAAGATCTATGTGAATAGCGCATTTTTCCATTATCCATTGAAATGGTAGAATGAGAACTTGTATCGCAGCAACGTATGCCGTATAAATAATTCTTTCAAAAAAGTTTATAATTATTGCTAATAGAATTGCAAAATTAAAATTTTTAATAGCCCAGTTAGTTGGTGGTGTAACAACATTATTTTGACAATCATCCTCATCTTTAGGTACTATTTCTTTAATCCCTAAATAAGTGTCTCTACTAAAACCATTACCAGAAAAATAAGAACCTAAGAATGATGAAACACCATAAACTTTATTATAATTAAATCTATAAAAATAATCTTGCGGATAATAACTACCATATGTGTTATTGAAAATAACGGTGTCACTTAACGCAGCTGTTGGATAATCTTCCCATTGTAATGACCATGGGTATGATTTATCTACCTCATCTTCGTTTGTTGAATATTCTCTAATATTTGGAACTAAGTAACTACCTACTGCTCTTACTCTACCTAAATCAGTGTGTTTTGCAGAAACTCTGAATCTATAACAAGCCGATGTTGGAACACCTTTATTCGGATCATTAGTGATTTCATTCTCACCAAATTGATTCGTATAAACATATTCCATATTCATTGGTAATGGTAACACAAAGGCCCCATCCTCTTCTATATCTTCATGGATTTCATACTCTTCTAATATAGGTCTATCATTAGAATCTTTTGCATTGCTAAAACGAATTATTTCAACAGTCGCCGGTTCTGAAATTAAAGAACACTTTTCACCCATTTCACCTCTTGGTGTACAATTCTTGTTAACTGAATTTTTACCTTGGTCAGTAAAAATAGATCCTAAGAAATATGCTTTTGGTTCTATTCTAACTCCTTGATCTGAAAGATCAAAATCTGTCCTTGTGATCCCTATTTGGCATAAATCAACACTACCCCAAAATGGCGCAACATCAATTGTTCTATTAAATGAAACTATCTGAGGAAGTGACGCATAATCAATAGATGCTTTATATGCGTATTTGTTTTTAAATGAATCTACACCTTTACCTTGTCTAATAAAATCATCTGGTCTTAATGAAAAACAACCAATATCTGACAAGTCAACATCAACATGTATAATTTGTTCACCCAACGGGACTCCCCAAATCATAAAATCACCTGATGTGTTTGTTTTAACTGTAAACTTATAATATTTTTCAAAAACCTCTAGATATTCCTCTCTGGCCAATATTTGGCTTTGATCTGGAAATGTACCTGTTGGTTCATGACCACCATGTTGTTTTCTTGCAGGTAATAAATTATATTGATATCCTGCATCATCAGTATCTGTTAATGTTTTATATGGGTATAATGCAGATATTACTGGATCATTTGCATCAATATCAGTTTGAGGTATGAAAATAGACACTCTGGCATTTGGGACACCCAAGCCATTGTTTACCGATATTCTACCACATACAACGCCGTAATCAGCACAAATAGAGGTATACGCGTCTTGTTGTGTGAATTTAAGGGAAAGGATCTCTAATAGATCAAAATTCTGCTTTAAATCAAGCGCAATTTTCTTGTCCTTGCCAATCTCAGTTAAAATACGGTGCTTTTGAATCATACTTTCTATAAATAGAAACTCTTAAGTTTTCTCTTATAAAAAGATACATAAAAAATCCCTTAGTATGTAGTCGTTCCCAGAGTTTTAACCCTTATTTTAATATCTTTATTTGGGAAGCGTATTTGGAAGATCTGATTAGATTTCATGAATATTGTCATATCTGATTGTGCGATCTCTTTTGTTACTGAATCTTTATATGCTTGAGACACTTCAGATGATGAATATTCTCCACCAATCTTATTGAAAACTCTAACATCAATAACATTCACAACACCAGGAACATCATGGATGGCTTTTGTCAATTCACCAACAAATAATGGGTCACCCATTTTTCTATTATCAATAGAGAAATATGTTGTAGTATTTGTGATTATTTGTCTAAGAACTTCAGTTTGATTTTGATTCTTATCCAATAAAATATCTATTTCTAACCCTAAGTCAATAACTTGACCGCTAACAATATCAAGGTAATCATTAATCATTCTGTATTCAGAAAGATATGATAATATGTTGTTTTTCAATGTATTAGAAACAATATCAGTTAGGTTACCATTTTCATCATATGACAATAATTTAATTCTAACTTTGTTATCTTCTTCCATTACATTAACCTTAGCTGGCGCACCAAACGCAGATGGCATACCTTCTATCATAGATTTATAATCATTTAAGGTAACTGCTCTATTTTGTGCCGCAAAGTTATATGCAATCATATTTCTTAACTCTTCTGTTACTGGTTGATCAGATCCACCAACCGCTGGTGTGATATTGGTCACTGTTAAAGATTGTGTAACATTGTCATTGAATGTAGTATTTGGTCCAAGAACGCTGAATTCAACGTTTTCAATGCTAGTTATAACATTAACACCTAAATTACTTTCTTTACCTCCACCAATTCTATATTTTACAAATAACGTGTTTTCTGCTTTAGGTAAAGCACCTAATGACAAATTATTCAAATATGTACCTAAATTTACTTTTAAATTATTTGTAATATAATTGTCTAAATTATCTAATGGATCAACATTACCAGAACCAAACGTGATAGAAAAATATCCTTCAGGAGTATATTCAGTTATAAATTTATTTGAAACCCTAATATATTGCCCTGCTTTAAAATTATTCTTATCAGATACTGCTGTAGTATTAGGAACAAATACTTTTTCTTGAACTAAAGATTGAACTTCATACCATTTCTTATCTGTATTAACAAATTCTGATGCTGTAGGATTACCTGCAAATGAGGTACCTTCTTTATGAATCATCCCTGTAACTCCCAATACGTTTCTTTCGGGCAAATAAAGCTTAAAAAAAGGCTTTTGATCCTGAGTTGTAATAACTCTTCTAAAAATTTTGGTGACGCCATTAACAACCGCTTCGCGTTTTGTGATGGTATATGAAACTAATGTATTATTACCATCATAATTTGGTATTTTTAATCTATTTGGTTCACCTTTTTCATTGAATGGGTTAGAAAAATCTATGTCTGTAAGTGTTTCAAAAATTTGACCACCACCAGATACCTGTGCACCAGCTTTTACTATACCTTCATATCTTTCATCATCTTTATCACCTTTAACAGGTACATTTATACTAAAGTCACATAACGCAACTGATGGTCTTGATCCAGGTATTCTAATACCATATGTTTTGGCGATATGAAAAAGAGATTGCCTTTGTTGCGCAAAATCCAACATTGTTTCTTGCCAAACCCTATCAATGTGAAAATGTAGGTTATCAGCAACAGCTGCGTTAATATCTAATAATACAGAGTATATCGACGCATCATTTGTATTATTTATCAACTCAGGATAGTAATCCTTTGTTAATGCCACTAAATCTTGTCTAATGCTAGCAAAATCCCTGTTAGTATATGATATTTTTTTACTCATCTTAAATGTTAATGATTACAAAGTCGGAACTACCAAAAGTCCCATTATTAGTTGAATAGTCAATTCTTATTTTAGCAGTATATGGTTTACTTGACGAATCGCTAACCCTAAATAATCTAGAATCCGTCTCTTCTCCTGTACTACCACTTTCTGTGGGGTCTAAAGAAGGGTCGGTAATACTTATTTTATTAATTTCTAAATTAGGGATATATTTTTTAACCGACTCCCTTATTTCATCTTCAATGTGTGAATATGTCACACTATCGTTTAAATCAA